TGACAGGAGATTCTGGAATACAAACAATTCCTTATCCAGCATTAGAAGATACTGCATCAGAATCATTTAGAAGAGGAATATCAATACCTTTGAATCAAGATAGAAAATCAGATTATTCTGTGCACGGAATTCATATGTGGTCATTCTATAATAAGGCAAAGCAGTTTAGTTCAAGAGAAAGAATGCTCTCTATTTCCTATCAAGATACTAGATACGACCTTTACATAGAGCCAGAAACAGATGGTAAAAGAGCAAAGCTTGTTCCATATCTTTACGGACTCCTTTCTGATACATTAACAGAAGAACTCGTAATGTATCAAAACGGTATCAAGCAAGATGTTTACATAGAGCCACTAACTTGGTCTTTAATTACGATAAGGTTTGAAAATCCAATAGAACTTAATGCAATTAGAGGGCAGCTAGAAATGTACCCTGGAACTTTATTTAACAATGTTACAGTCTTTGAAAGATCAATTTTAAGAAAAGTTGACGATGTTTTTGAGTCTCACCTAGGGTTGTCAAACATAGTCGCTCAGGACTCCGCTACTTTATCTGTAAATTTTGAAGAAGTAAGCGTATATAGTGACATTAAGTGGACAACATTTAGCGGAAAACCCGTTTAATATGGTACAATTAGTGTCATGAATATGCCTCAACCTAAAATAACTGTCATTGACAAGCAGGGTGATGACGGCATATATGTCTGGAGAACACCAGAGGGAAAAATAGTAGGGGATGGAAATGGCAATATTATGAATATTCCAGCCCGTCGTGGTGACATTACTGCTATTTCAAAAATAACAAAAGCCGCTGCTCACTATGGCTTTCCTGAAGGTGAGGCAGTATTTAGAGCGGGACAAAGAAGAATTACTGACGAAGAGCATTCTGAGCAAGTAGATAGGATGAAAGAAGGTTTCATTCCTAGCGAAACAGACTTGGGTGCTTGGTATGATGCAGCAAAGGGACTAAAAGCACATGGAGAATGACGACTATGAGGGTAGAGCAAGAATTGACAATCCTCAATCAAACAAGATATCAAAGTTTGACCCATTTAATGCTGATGCAGAAACAGTAAAGTCCTATACTGGTCTTCATCCGAACTTTAAGCGTCGTGTTTCTAGACTAAATAAAGTTTGGACAGGACAAGATGGAGCAAAGTCTAAGCAGTTAATTCCAGACATGGACATTACAACTGCATATGGATTATTTGACGTTATTGTTCCACCATATAATCTTGATGAACTCGCTAATTTCTATGAAACAAACTTTGCCAATCACGCAGCAGTAAATGCCAAGGTATCAAACATTGTTGGCCTTGGATATCATTTAGAAGCAACACCAACTCTTATGGATAGAATTGAAGATGCTGGGAACGATGATCAAAGAATGCGTGCTCAAAGAAAGGCAGATAGAGCAAAGTCCATGGTTATGGAATGGCTTGAAGATCTTAATGACGAAGATACTTTGACCCACGTTCTTGAAAAAGCTTTTACTGATTATGAAGCAACTGGTAATGGATATATTGAGGTAGGAAGAACAACATCTGGAGAGATAGGATATATTGGTCATATCCCTGCAACAACCATTCGTGTTAGAAGAGAGCGTGACGGATATATTCAGGTAGTTAATCAAAGAACAGTATTCTTTAGAAATTTCCAGGATGTAAAAACACCAAACAATGTAACAACAGATCCACGACCAAACGAGCTAATTCATATTAAGAAATATACTCCTCGTAATAGTTACTATGGTGTCCCAGATATTTTGGCTGCCTCTACATCTCTAGTTGGCGACACACTCGCTGGTCGCTATAACATTGATTACTTTGAGAATAAGGCAGTACCACGATACATTGTTACTCTTAAAGGTGCAAAGCTAAGTACAGATGCAGAGGATAAACTATTTAGATTCCTCCAGTCTGGACTTAAAGGACAAAGCCACAGGACACTCTACATCCCAACAAGGTAGAGTTTAATATGGAGCCAATTGAAAATGGAGTACAAGAAGGCTCCTTTGAAAAGTATCGCAAGTCTAATCGTGAAGATATTCTTATGGCTCACCAAACACCTATATCAAAAGTTGGTGGAGGGCAAGGAATGTCTATTGCTGCTGCATTAGCATCAGATCGTACATTTAAAGAGCAGGTTGCACGACCAGCACAGAGAACTCTAGAAAAAGTAATTAATAAAATAGTAAAAGAAAAAACAGACATGTTTAATTTTAGGCTAAACGAATTTACATTAACAGATGAAAATACACAAAGTCAGATTGATGAAAGATACCTTAAGACACAGGTTATTGTTCCAAATGAAGTAAGGCAAAGAATGGGAATGCCTGTACGCGACGGTGGTCAGTCACCAGTTGAACTAACCGCACAACAAAGAGCAGAAGCAAGAACACAAATATCAGGAAATAGACAAAGAGACACAGAGCGTGAAAATAATGCTACCGATTCCTCCGCAACAGAAACTGGAAGAAATCCAGGCGGAGAAGGTAGAATAACTGCATAAATTTATTAAATTGTGATAAAATACTATAAACATAGTATATAATGGGTTTGATATGGCTAATTTTGAAAAAGCTTATTGGAGCACAGACGGAAACAATATTTCCGTCCGTATGCCTATCAGTAAGGTAGATAAAGATAGAAGAATTGTTTCAGGCTGGGCTACAACAGACAGCATTGATAAACAAGGCGATATTGTAAATTCTGATGCCTCAGCAAAAGCTTTCGATGAGTTTCGCGGAAATGTTCGTGAGCAACATACTCCACTTGCAGTAGGCAAGGTTGTTTCATTTAAGCAAGACAAATACTTTGATAAAAATAGTGATCAGTTTTACAATGGTATTTATGTAGATGTTTATGTATCTAAAGGTGCAGAAGATACCTGGCACAAAATTAACGAAGGTATTCTTACTGGATTCTCAATTGGTGGAAGCATCAATGACTCAGAAGAAATGTATAACAAACAACTTGATAAGCCAGTTCGGGTAATCAAGGACTACGATCTTTATGAGCTTTCACTTGTTGATAATCCAGCAAATCCAGACTCTAACATTGTCTCTGTACAAAAGTTTAATGCTACAGAAGAAAAGGTAGAAAAGAACTACCTTGAAAATGTATATTGGTGCTCAACAAGCGACAATGTTATCTTAAGTGACAAGTCAGAATATGGTTGTCCAGAATGCAACAAGCATATGACAAACATTGGTTTTGTAGAAAGTAACGATGTAAATAAAGCAGAGGTCGTAAAGTCCCTGATTACATCATTTGAAAAGGTTTCAGATGGAAAATCTGATAAAAATGAGGCGATTGACGAAGACATAGCCAAGTCAATTGCTGACGAAAATATTGAAAAGGAGGGAAATAACGTGGGAATTCTAAATAGAAAGTCTTCAGAAGAGGCTGCTCCAATTGAGAAGTCAGAGGACGCTGCAGTAGAAGCAGAAGCTGTTGAGGAAGCTGCCGACGAGACAACAGAAGAAGTTGCAAAGGCAGAAGATACAGCAGAAGATGCTGAGACTGTAGAGAAGTCAGAGGACGCTGTTGAGGACTCTGCCGAAGAGACAGTAGAAAAGGCAGAAGAGACAGAAGAAGCCACAACTGAAGAGGTAGTCGAAAAGTCCACAACTCCTAATGAAGAAGGCAGCACAGATGACTTGGCAAAGGCTGTTAGCGAGATCAAGGATTCTGTTGCAGATTCACTAGGAGATCTAGCTGCAGTAGTTAAGGGCATTGCAGAGCAGGTCGCAGAGATGAAGAAGTCTCTAGACGGCGTACAAGAGGAAGTAACAACTGTAAAAGGCAATGTAACAGAGTTTGAAGGGCGTGTTGATGCTGTAGAAGCTGACACAGCCGTTCGCAAGTCTGGCGATCTTGGCGGGATCGTGCAGGAAGAAAATACAACTGAAAAGTCGATGTGGGGCGGTCGTTTCCTCAAAGCCGCTGACTTATATCGGTAAATAAATAGGAGGTGAAATAAAAAATGTCAGACGAAATCCTAGAGAAGGCAGCTGCAACAGGCGCAGTAGTTTCTGGTGGTATTGGGGGTGTAACAAACCCAGCCGCTGGTGACCTCGGTGTTGTTGGCAGCACAACCGATGATGGCGGTATTCTCAATCCTGAGCAGTCTCGCCAGTTCATCGAATACATTTGGGAGCAGCAGGTACTAGCACAAGATGGTCGCAGAGTAACAATGCGTTCCAACACAGCAGAGCTAGAGAAGCTAAACGTTGGCGAGCGTGTAATTCGTGCAGCATCACAAGCTGATGCAACTTACACAAACGCTGATGTTGCTTTTACTAAGGTTGAGGTTACCACCAAGAAGATCCGTTTGGATTGGGAGGTTTCAACTGAAGCTCTAGAGGACAACATCGAAGGTGCAGGTCTAGAGGACCACTTGGTTCGCACAATGACCCGTGCATTCGCTAACGATCTAGAGGATCTAGCTATCAACGGAACAGGCTCTGGAACAAATGCGTTCCTTAGCATCATGGAGGGCTTCCACGCAAAGGAGACAGCTGGTGGCAATCAGGCCACTGCTGTAACCTCAAGTGGTAGTGCATGGACAGTACAGGATCTACAGGATATTATTCTTGCAATGCCAAGAAAGTACCGTGGTTCACGTTCAGCCATGAAGTTCTACGCTGGTTCACCAACAACATCTTCACTTCTCAACAACCTTGCTCAGACTGGTAACTACAACAGCGAGCGCATCGTTGAGAGAATTGTTGATGGAACTGTACCACAGGTTGTTGGTGCTCCACTACAGTACCGCGTTCTCGGACTACCAATGGTAGAGGTTCCATACCTACCAGACGATTATGTCTCACTCACATTCCCAGAGAATCGTATCTGGGGATTCCAGAGAGATGTTACAGTCCACCGCGAGTTCAAGCCAAAGAAGGACACAGTAGAGTACACAGTATTCGTTCGCTTTGGTGTTCAGATCGAAGAGACAGACGCAGTTGCCTACGGCAGCAAGTAATCTCTTTAATTAATAGTACGGAGGGGAGTCTGAAATATGGCTCCCCTCCAAACTATTTATAATGATATAATAACAAGGGAGGATTACAATGAGCGATAATATTATTAGAAGTTCTTATGACAAAGGATATGTTTCTAAGTCACTTCAAGATAAAGAAGAAGTAAAAGTAGAAAATAAGCCAAAGACACAAAAAAAGTCAACAACAAAGAAAACAACTTTTAAAACAACCACTTCTAAGGCTGCTCCAAAAAAGGAAGAGCCTAAGCCACAACCAACCGCCGTTTATTCAGAAGGCAAGCTAGTTCACCCAGCTCTAGGAAGACTAGACAAGGGTTATAACATTGTTACACCAGAGCAGGCCAATGAATGGATGAAAATTTCTACAAAGGTAAAAATGGCTACACCAGAAGAAGTGGCAATTGCCTATGGGGTATAGTGAATGGAAACTCTCAGACTTCCAGAAACAACAACCGTAGAGGTTTCATTTAGCGTACCAGACGCATCAACACTTTACATTTTGTCATATGATGATTTGACAACTGGAAGCACTTATTCAACTAGTGCCACATCGAATACATCTAAAATTGTGACATTCGGACTTAATGATCGTTATCTTACTTATACTGGAAGTCTTAAGGCAACAGTTTATACTGCTGCCAGTGCATTAGTAATAACTGATGGAATTGACGTTGTTAAGCCATATTGTGATATTACAAGCGTAAAAAATAAGCTAGGAATAACAACGGCACAGGCAATTCAAATTGAAAAGGTAGCCAGGAAGATTATTGAGTCTGAGGCAGGAAAGTTTGGTTTTCAAAGAAAACAAAAAGAAGTATATGGAATGGGCCTTGACTATTTGCCACTAGATGAAAAAATTCAGACACTTTATTATTTATATGAAAATGGTGTAAAAATTTACGACCATGAAGACTCTGATCTTCAGGAATATAAGATAAGTATAGATGGAACATCTATTGTTACCTCTGTAGCACAAGTAAATAAAATGGAATATAAATATGTTTGGCGAGATAGATACCTTGATACAGACTTTTTTAGTGGATATGACTACGTTGTAGATGGAGATTTTGGATACATCGTTGTCCCAGAAGACATTCAAGAAGCTTGTGAACTTATTATGCAAGATATTGCAAATGACAATATGAGATATATCAATAGATATATTGAAGAGTTTGACAACAACGAATTTAAGGTCAAATTTGGCAAGGGAATAACTACGGGTACAGGAAATCTCATTGCAGACAAAATTCTATCGGGATATAAGAATAGAATAATTCCTGGGGTGATTTAATGCTACCCCAAGGCAATCTTAATGGTCTTTTCTACCCCATGACTGCAGACATTTATTATGCTGCAAAAAGTCAGAATGATTTTGGCGAGCTTCAAAGATCATGGACTATGGATAGAAGCATTAATTGTTCAGCAATTAAAGAAAACCCACAGTCTCAAATGAGAACACAACTAACATCAGAAAAGTTCCTTGAGTATGATGTAAAAGTAAATATGCGTACCAATGAGAATATTTATAAGTCTTTAGACGGTACACATTACAGGCCAACAGATATTTTGGTTCGTAATATCAAAGACCCTTTTGGATCAATTGCTTGGACAGAAACTGACACAGAGCCAACAAATTTTGAAATAGATACAATTGAGCCAATGTTTGATGCAGTTCATAATATTATGGGGTATAGAGTATTGCTACGCAGATCAGATTTGCAGGTGGACCTATAATGTATACAATTAAGTTTGATGGAAAAGAAGCAATGAAGATGTTAAACAATGTTGTTTCATATTCTAATGGATTTATTAAAGAAACAAAAGCACAAGAAAAAACGATAGCAAGTAGATTAGCAGATACAAGCATTGATGCATTTTATGACTACCTTGATACACTGGCAAGAACAAATCCAGGAATGCTTCACCATGTTTATGAATGGGGTGCAGTA